GCAGCCATCATCGTATTAAGCAGACCGTCCTCCTCATCCCCATCGATCCGGAGATAAATTTTGATATCTTCCAGTTTCATCCGTTACCTCTCTTTACGCTCCGGCTACCGTCGCATCATCAATCGTGACAACACCGTTTACAAATGCCTTTGCATCCTTTGTACGGACATCCATTCTCAGGATTCCGCGGAAAAGAGTCATATCCTGCTCATAAGCGTTAAATCCTGTCACAGATGCGGTATTGGATGCCAGGATAGAAAGCTTCTGACGGTCAAAGAGCTTAACACCTTCCTTCAGATCACCACAGATCATCGGAATTCCTCTCTTCTTCGCTGTTGTTTCATCGGACTTCAGGATGGAATTCGGAACGACAACCAACGGGATATTTCTTGTTCCAACTGCAAGCATCTGTTTGATCGGGGATGTCTGATCCGCATTCTGCTTTAACAGATATCTACCGTTGGTATCCTTTAACGTATCCATCCAGTTTAAACCATCATCGTTGGTGACGATCTTGGAAGTATCCTTAAAGGCGGAACCGAGAGTCACATTAATAAGCTTCTTGATTCCATCAAGATTTGCCAGTTCTGTGGCGCTCTTACTCTTCATAATGTTAAGGATCAGGCGGTTTCTTGTCGCGATATCCTGTTCCCCTAACCACCGGATCAACGTATTCGCGATATTCGCATCAGAATCCGCAAGCAACTCATTTGTCACCGGCAGCCATCCAGCATACTTCTTGATCGTATACTCAATAACTTCGAAACTTGGCCCGGCAATACCGGAAATTTTTCCGCCCTCAGAAACTTCCGCAAAGCCTTCATAATCAGCTCTTGACTGGTAGGTGCGGCGTCCGCTCTCGGTTGTTACGGTTTCTGTATCAACGAGAGACTG